GGATACCAAGTGCTTGCAATGAATTAGGTACAGCTTCAACACCACCAACTTACAACTTAAACTTTGGTAGTGAAATAAACACCTACACACTAACAGATTATAGTGGTAACAACAACAGCTTATTTCAAACATATTATCAAAACTACATAGTAAGAGTATTTAACAAAAGAACAAGAATATTTAAATTCTCTGCTGTATTGCCTTTAAAAGTATTGCTCACTTTAAGCTTAGATGATTTGATTGTAGTAGGGACAAGAGCTTACACAATAAATAAAATGTCTACTAAACTACAAAGTGGTGAAACATCTTTTGAACTTTTAAATGAACCAACGTGAAAACAATATTAGAAGCATTAGAATTTTGTAAGGAAAATAAATTATATGATAAACATATAAATATAGCATTAGGTATTAACAAAGTACCACTTACATTTAAAGAAGGTTTAAACCAATTAAGAATGAAGAAATGAAAGAAGTTACATATAAAGTTAATGTAGAAACAAAAGGAGCAGTAAAAGAAGTTAATGAATTAAACGATTCAATTAAAGATACTGGCAAAGATGCTAAAAGCACACAAAACAGTTTAAATACTATTACTGGTGGAGCTGTAGGTAGATTTAATGCTTTAAAAACAAATGTATTAGGAGCAGTAAAATCTTTTAAAAGTTTAAGAGTTGCAATAATTGCTTCAGGTATTGGTGCTTTAGTATTGGCTGTAGTTGCACTTGGTCAAGCATTTACAAGAAGTGAAGCAGGACAAAATAAGTTTGCTAAATTAATGGGTGTTATTGGTTCTGTAGTAAACAACGTTTTAGATTTATTAGCAGATTTTGGGGAAGCTGTAATATCTGTTTTTGAAAATCCAAAACAGGCGATAAAAGATTTTGCTAATTTAATTAAAGAAAATATTATTAACAGGTTTCAAGGTATAATGGAGTTAATTCCAGCACTAGGTAAAGCTGTTAGTTTATTATTTAAAGGTGAATTTAAAGAAGCTGGTAAAGTAGCAACCAATGCAACAGCAAAAGTTGTTTTAGGTATTGATAATGTAATTGAAAAAACACAAGAAGCAATAAACAAAACAAAAGAATTTGTTAAAGAACTTGAAGAAGAAGGTAAAGTTGCTGCAAAAATTGCTGATGATAGAGCTAAAGCAGATAAAATAGAAAGAAAAAATACTGTTGAAAGAGCAAAAGCAGATAGAAAAATTGCAGATTTAAGATTCAAAGCAGAGCAAAGAGATAAATTTTCTGTTAGTGAAAGAATTAAATTTTTAGAAGAAGCATCTGCATTAGAAGAAAAAATTACCAACCAAGAAATAGAAGCAGCAAGATTAAGATTTGAAGCAAAGAAACTTGAGAATAGTTTAAGTAAATCCACTAAAGAAGATTTAGATGAGGAAGCACAATTAGAAGCTCAATTGATACAGTTAAACACATCTAAATTAAGATTACAAAAAAGATTACAAACTTCATTAACTACATTTAGAAATGAAGAAAAAGCAGAAAGAAAAGCTGCACAAAAAGCCAATGAAGAGGAAACAAACAAAACAAGAGATTTAATACTTTTAAAACAAGAAGAGTTAAAAGTAATACAAAACACTGCAGCAAAAACAAGAGATGAATTAGCTGCAAGAAATGAAAAAGTACAAGCAATACAAAATGAAATAAAAGAACTACAAAATTTAAGAACAGCTAAATTTGCTATTGAGAAAATTGATTTTGATTCATTACCAAAACTACAAAAAAGAGAAGCACAAAAAGTAGAAGTAAGAACTGGTACAGAAGATTTAGTAGAAAGGCATATCAAAAAAGTTAATAAAGAACGTACTCGCGATGATGTAATACGTGACAATAAATCTTATGAAAGAAGAATAGCAGAAGCTAACACAAGAATAAACATTGCATCTAACACTTTAAGTTCAATTGGTCAGTTAGCAGATGCATTTGCAAAAGGTGATGAAGCAAGAGCAAAAAAAGCATTTAAAATTAATAAAGCTATTGGTATAGCACAGGCAACAATAAGCACTGCACAAGGTATTATGAATGAACTTTCACATCCAGTAAAAACTTTAACTTTTACAAACTATGCTGCTGCTGCTGCAATGGCTTTAGCTGGTGCAGCTCAAATTGCAACTATAGCAACAACAAGGTTTAATTCTGGTAGTAGTGTAAAACCAACAACGAATGATAATACTGGTGGAGGTAGTTTAACAGCAGCAACACAACCACCATCTTTTAATGTAGTAGGGCAATCAGGATTTAATCAAGTGGCTGGAGCATTAGGACAACAAGCACCTGTGCAAGCATTTGTAGTAGCTGGAGATGTAACCAGCGCACAACAGTTACAAAATAATACAATTACACAAGCAACTTTTTAAAACAAAATACAATGGATATAATAGAATTAATACTAGATGAAGATAGTGAAGGGTTAACTGGAATTGAAGCTGTGAGCATCGTTGAGATGCCAGCAATAGAATCTGACTTTGTAACACTATCAGAGCAAGAAATTAAATTAGCTAAAATAGATGATGAAAAGCGTTTATTAATGGGAGCTGCTTTAATACCTAACAAACCAATCTTTAGAAAGAACGGAGAAAATACTTTTTACGTTTATTTTTCTGAAAAAACAGTTAGGAGAGCAAGCGAGTTATTCTTTCAAAACAGTATGCAGAACAACGCAACCTTAGAACACGAAATGGAAATTAACAATTTAACTGTTGTTGAATCTTGGATTGTTGAAGATACTGAAATGGATAAATCTAAGAAGTATGGCTTAAGTGTACCTAAAGGAACTTGGATGATTTCAATGAAAGTAGAAAATGAAGATGTTTGGAAAAACTATGTTAAAACTGGTAAAGTAAAAGGTTTTAGTATTGAAGGTTATTTTGCTGATAAAGCACAAATTAAAAAACCAGATACAAAAGCAGAGATGCAAGCTATTGAAGATGCTGAAGCTGAATATATGCTTAGTAATATTAAGGCACTAATAAAAAAAGATAAAAGAACTAAATCTGGTAAAAGAACAGAATTAGAAACATTTAAAGATTATCCACAAGCAGTTAGTAATAATGCAAAACGAGGTATTGAACTAAATGAAAAAGTTAATAATAAATGTGCAACACAAGTGGGTAAAATAAGAGGACAACAACTAGCACAAAAAGAAAACATTAGTAAAGAAACATTAAAAAGAATGTATTCTTATTTATCAAGAGCGCAAGAATATTATGATGAAGGAGATACAAAAGCTTGTGGAACTATTAGTTATTTATTATGGGGTGGTAAAGCTGGTTTAAGATGGAGTGAAAGCAAGTTAAAAGAATTAGGNGAAATNAATTTATCTTCTATGGTAGTTGATGAAACTTTTGCAATTATAGATGATAGATTANCTTATAGCACACAAGAGAAAGCTGAGGAGATGGCTCAAAATATTGGATGTGAAGGTTTTCACGTTCACGAGTTTGAAGGCAAAGAATGGTATATGCCTTGTAAAGAACATATAAAAAAATAATTATGAGAAGTAAAAAATTTAAAACCCCAAGCAACACATCACCTAAAAATACAAAGCGTGGTTGTTTATGTCCAGATGGTAAAAGATATAGTAATAAGTGCTGTGATGGTAGCTTGCAAGCACAAGGAATAGGCAAAGTATAAAATAAAGTTGAAAAAAAATATAACAGTAAAGGTTTTCAAACGTTTATAGGTATATACTCAAATTATGAAAGCAAACGAAATACTAAACAAAATAAAAAATATTGTTGGTGAAAAAGTTAATCTTTCTGAAGAAAAAATAGAAATGGCTGAAATTACATTAGAAAATGGTACTGTATTAGTTGCAGAATCTTTTGAAGCTGGAAAATCTGTATTTATTAAAACTGAAGATGAGCAAATTGCTCTACCTGTTGGTGAATACGAATTAGAAGGTGATAAAATTTTAGTTGTATCTGAAGAAGGTTTAATTGACAGTATTAAAGAAGCTGCTGAAGAAGAAGTAGTTGAAGAAGAATTATCTGAAGAATCTGAAGAAGTTAAAGAAACTGAATTAGAGGAAGAAGAAAAAGAAGAAATGAAATATGTAACCAAAGAAGAATTCGCATCTGCTGTTGAAGAAATCAAAGCAATGATTGATGAAAAATTTGGAGACAAAGAAGAAATGAAGGAAGAAGTAATAGAAGAGAAAGAAGAACTTTCTGCTGTTGCTCCTGAACCTGTAAAACATAATCCTGAAGCTGAAGTTGATAATAAAGTAAATTTTCATATTGCAAGCAATAGAACAGCTACAACTAAAGACAGGGTTTTTGATAAAATTTTTAACAATAATTAAATAAATAAAAAATGGCGACAACAACAAGTATAACAAGTACTTACGCTGGAGAATTTGCTGGGAAATATATCTCTGCTGCTCTTTTAAGTGCTAACACAATTGATAAAGGCGGTATAGAAGTAATGCCTAATATCAAATATAAGTCTACTATGAAAAAAGTAGCTACTGATGCAAACGTAATTAAAAACGCTTCTTGTGATTTTGATGCAACTGCTACAGTAACATTAACTGAGAGACTACTACAACCAGAGGAGTTTCAAGTAAACTTACAATTTTGTAAGCAAGATTTTCAATCTGATTGGGAAGCTGCTCAAATGGGATATTCTGCATTTGATAAAATGCCACCTAAATTTTCAGATTTCATTATTGGCCACGTAGCTGGTTTAGTAGCTGAAAAAACTGAATCTAATATCTGGGAAGGTGTTAATGCAAACGCTGGAGAATTTGATGGTTTAACAACTTTAGCTTTAGCAGATGCAGATGTTATTGATGTAGCTTCACACGCTGCTGTAACTGCTGCTAACGTAATTGATAAATTAGGTTCTATTGTTGATGCAGTACCTTCTGCACTTTACAATAAGGAAGATTTACATATTTACGTATCACAAAACATTGCTAGAGCTTATGTAAGAGCTTTAGGTGGTTTTGCTACTTCTATTGGTTCAAATGGTGTTAACGCACAAGGAACACAATGGTATAACGCTGGTGGTCAACTATCTTTTGATGGTGTAAAAATCTTCGTTGCTAATGGATTAGCTGATGACACAGCAATGGCTGCACAAAAATCTAATCTATACTTTGGTACTGGTTTATTGAACGATATGAACGAAGTGAAGGTGCTTGATATGAGTGACCTTGATGGTTCGCAGAATGTTAGAGTAATAATGCGTTACACAAGTGCTGTAAATTACGGAATAGGTTCTGATATAGTTCTTTATCACGCTTAAGAAATAAAATAATAATTAGGGAGCTGAAATGCTCCCTTAATTTAAAACAATAACAATATGGCTTGTGATTTAACAGCTGGTAGAAAAGTGCCTTGTAAAGATGTTATTGGTGGTATAGTAAGAGCTTGGTTCATTGATTTTGGTGAATTAGGAACTGTAACAAAAACTGCTGATGAAATTACAGATATGACAGGTACAATTACTGCCTTACAATATGATTTAAAAGGAACAAATAGTTTGGAAACTGCTATTACATCCTCAAGAGAGAATGGAACAACATTCTTTGAAGAAACATTAACTTTAACACTACCTAAATTATCTAAAGAAGATAACTTACAACTAAAGCTTATGGCTTACGGTAGACCTCATATCTGCGTAGAAGATAGAAATGGTAATTTCTTATTATGTGGTTTAGAACACGGGATGGAAGTAACTGGTGGAAGCATAGCTACTGGAACTGCTTTTGGTGATATGAGTGGTTACTCACTAACACTAACTGGTCAAGAATTAGAACCAGCTAATTTTATTGCTGGCGGTACTGCTGCTGACCCTCTTGCGGGAATGAGTTCAGCGACTGTAACAGTTACGGTGGGAACCAATAGTTAAAAAATACGCGATTAAATTAATTGTGTGATTCATAATATATAGTTTGATTGGAGGGGAGGGAGTGATTAACCTCCCCTTTTTTATTAAAAAAATATGCAAATATTAACTACAAGTGG